CAACCTCCATGTCAGTGAACCCGAAGTCAGGGTCCCCCGCATACATATCGCCGAGAAGGTCTACCATGTCCTGACCAACCTTCGTTCGGGCATAGAATTGAACTGCTCCGTTCTCACCCTCATACCATCCGCTTAACTCACCCATCACCACTTCTCCCCAAACACTTTGCGGAATACCTCGTCCAATATCTTGTCCATCTCACGATCAGTCATCTTTACCCCTCCCATTATCTTTCCATGTCTCATGGGCGCGGACACCCATCTGGTAAACAAGCTCACCCCGTAGGTCCTCTACACCCACATCGCAGAACACATCGACATCAGGGTTCATCTTGATGTCCTCCTCAATCCTCTTTGAGATCTCGTCCAGCCTCTCCACGACCCAATGCATGCATACAAGATTATACCTCATCACACTGCCTCCTCTTCCGGTTGCCAGCACTTGTCCTCACCGTGGTGATACTCACCCGCAAACATGCCGCCCTCGTCCTCGTAATCAGCTTGGACCTCAATGCCCATCGCATGAAGACGATCCCATACAGGAACAGGCGGACCCCACGCAGTCCAACAACGGAACGAGAACCACGCAACCTCCTCCTCATCCGAATACTCAAGACCGTCATGGTCGATCTCAACCTCGCAGACATCCCACTTCGTACCCCAGTTCTTGTGCCGCCACTCATACCAGTCAGGCATCACCTGACCCGACCGCGTCTCCTCGGACCACAACACCTCAAACGGCATAGGCGCAATCGTGCTGCAAAACTCTGGCTCCGGCTTCGATAACGCAGCATGTAAGTGATGGATCAAATGGCATGGGCCGTGAAGGTACACACTCTGATAGCAATGATTAGGCATTTGATTTCTCCTTTGTTTATTCAGTTTCGTCTACTGCTATGAGGTTATATTCGGGCAACATGTCTCGTATCTGTTTCGCGCTGTAAGCGTAGATATATACACTGACATGGTTGTCTTCGTAGTCCTTAAACTCTACCCAGTATCTGGTCATTACGCTGTCTCCTTCCAGATAGACAACGCCTCGTCAAAAGGCAGGTCGTTCAAGATGGTAGCCTTGTGAGCACGGGAAGGCCGCGTCTTGTGAGCAAACACACCCACCTTGTCAGCAAACTGAAACAAGAAACCAGCCTTCAACTTCTTCTTTAACTCACGAGCACTGAGCCAATCGTTGACCTGATCACAGCACCAAAATTCTAGGCACTGTTCCATGCCCTCTGGAGACCACTCCGTCACAGCCGTGCGGCGTAAGCCTGAGAAGTAACGAGACACATCACGCATCTGCGCACGGTAATCGCCCTTGAACTTAGGATGCGGATAGTCACGGTCCGCGCCCCCACGTCCATCGTTGCTGACAATCGCAACAGGCTTGCCGTCCACATACAATGAGGCTTGGTAACAGTGGGTCTCTTCAGATGCCCACGATGTGTGCTTGATGTTCTTTAGTTCTAGTTTCATCCTACAAACTCCAGATCAAAAGAATAATACGGCTCAACATATCCCCACGCACAGTCACTAGGGATCTGCATCGAGGCAAAGATAGCCCACTCATAGGGCCCCGCTTCTAGGCTCACGGCCCAATTAGCAGAATGACCATGGGCCTTGCGCTGCGCTGGTGTCCAAATCGAAACCTCATAGTCAGGGTTCATGCCAACCTTGCGGCACCAGTCACACAATGCGCGGTACAAGGCCTTCGCTGCTCGGCCCTTGGTCTTGTAGGACGCAGGGTCCCAGTCCAAGGTCATCGTGCCATCTTCCATACAATCTACAGTAAACATTTCTAGTCCTTTCGTAATGTTGAATACTTGTAGACTAGCAACATAAAGCAAAGCCGTCAACAAAAAATATTCGAGGGGGCTGTTTACGCTGTATACACATTTTCGCTAGATTTTTTAGAAAAAGCCCAAAAGGAAAAAGTTTTCGTGTAAATCTTGTAAACAGCGTAAACAAACACACTATAGTTGAACCGACTGTTTACACCTGTTTACAATAAGGCCTTATTGTTTACGTTTCAGCCTCTGAAATTTCTCAAGCATCCGACAACCATGTTGTTGAGTGTTGTTGACCGTCTACAAAATCAGGGGAAATCGTGTAAACAGGTGTAAACAGCAGCGGCCCCCTTGAACAGGGCGATCCTGTTGTTGTATTGTTGTTGAAAACATGGAGACTATTCATGCCGTCAATCAAGAAGAAGATCGAAGAAGAACACGGGCGCAAGCTCACCAATAGGCAGATGACTTTTGCACAGAAGATCGTGGAGGGCATCTATTCCAATGCTGAGTGCGCCCGCAAGGCAGGGTATTCGCATGATGTGGCCCCGAAACAGGCATCCATTCTGTTAAATGGTCGGGACTATCCGCATGTCTTGGAGTACATCACCGAGCTACGACAGGAACGAGAGCGCCGCTATGGTGTGACAACCATTGGACAGCTTGAGAGGTTGCATCAACTGAGCACGGGAGCGGAAGAGGCTGGCCAGTTTTCGGCTGCTATCAATGCGGAGAAGATACGCTCTGCCCTTGGTGGTTTGACCATCGACAGGCGGGAAACAATCAACACCATCGATCAGCTTTCACGGGATGAGATTACCACCCGACTTGCTGCATTACAGAAGCAGTATCCCCAAGCCTTCCAGATCGAAGGGACTTACAAGGATGTGACCAATGAGCAAGGGACCGGAGGCGAACTTCTGGACGCAATTGAGGCAGAACCTGCCGAAGAAGTGCTTCGCAACGCGGATTGAAAACAAGCATGGAGGGGGTGTTCCCGATGTGCATTTGGTTTGGGACGGGTTGTCGTTTTGGTGTGAGTTAAAGGTAAGCAAGGGAAACGCAGCAAACATCTCGCCTCATCAGATCGCGTGGAATGCTGCATATTGGGCCCGCGGCGGCTCAAATTTCTTCTTAGTAAAGAGGGCCTCTCACCGAGACATACTTTTGTTTGAGGGAGATCAGGGGGCCATGTTAGCTGATGCCGGCCTTTCTGGGACCCCAGGGTCGAGGTTCGAGAATCCGAAGGCGCTGTTCGCGGCTCTTCGTCCCCGGCTTCTGGCTCGTTGCCCTGCGGCCCCACGCGCCGTTTGATTGCCCTGCGGCCCCACGCGCGCAATTTCCGTCCGAGCGCAGCGAGGACCAACAAGGACCTTGTGCCGAAGGCACTCAATTCTTTGGCGCGTCGTGACGCGCAATGCGATCATGCCCGAGTGAAGCGAGGAATAGCATGACGCTCTGTGATGATAGTAGTTAGAGGAGAGACCGAAGCCCCTCCTCTGTTGTTAGATGTTTTAGTAAATCCACTCGTCCGGATACTCTAGCATTCCTTGGACGGCCTCGGCATGTGCTGCCATTTCTGGATCTACCATGGCGCTTGAGCATTTGAGATCTGTTTCAGACCAAGCATTGCAGCCCAGATTGCGGAACCGATTGGTCGCGTCTTTATAATTGTGGTCATCCATATCGTGCAGTTCATCCATATCCCATGGTTCCCCGCAGTGGCGGCAGTAGATATCTGGCATTACTTGTGTCCTTTCAACAGTTTGTGGATAAGCGAGGCCTCCTTTGCGGAGACCCCTGACTTTTTGATTTCTTTTTGGACTGCTTCTTTGCTGTACTTGCTCATGTTAGTGCTCCACTATTGCGATTGATTTGGCGTTAGATGCTCCGTTGCAGAGTTTGCAGTCGGCGCATTGTACTCGACGGCCAGCCTCTTTGGATGCGGGGCATAGTACCTCGCGTGTTGGATCGACCTTGAGTATGTCTGCGACGACCCTGAAGGTGCGATGACCCGCTGCCCAGTGGATCTGAGCCTCTCTGTATGAGTCTGCCGACTGCATTGCGATGTCTGGTCTCCATCCGATCTGGTGGGTGTATGCCGTGTGGTTGCGAGCGTGACCTATTAGCTCATCCCAAACGTAGTCGGGTACGGCAGCTGGATCTCCGTATGTGCCGATGCGAATGAATCGCCCAGCGCCAAGTGATCGTCGTGCATCTGGACTGTCGGCTATCGGGTAGACGCCGCGCTCGAATGCTCTGAAGACGATCAGGACACCCTGCCCGAGGTTGACGTAACAGCGTCGGCCCTTGGCGATCTTGCGCTTGGGGTCATCTGTTGGGGTGCCGCGCATGATGCAGCTGCCGCAGATGGTTGAGTCTCGGCCTGTCTTGCTGGCTTCGAGAGGATTCTCCAGGGTTAGGATGTACGTCTGAACGACGGCTCCTGTCTTGGTGTTGCGGTTAGAGTATGTGGCGATAACCACAATAGGCTTACCGTCGAGTTGGCTTGGCCCCTTGTAAATGATTCCGCTTTTCATGTTGGTAGTCTCCTTAGTTGAGGTGGTGCGGGGACCGAAGCCCCCGCTGGTTGGTTAGTCTACAGTGACGGTGAAGGTCTTCATGTTGAGGACGTGATCGACCTTGTCGTCGATGTCGAAGTCCTCCTCGACCATTGAGAGTATGTCGGAACGATGGTCCTCGATATCGAACGATGCTGCGGTGTCGAGACCCTATCGAACGATGCTGCGGTGTCGAGACCCTCCTGAATGTCGGCGAGCTTCATCTCGATCCGCTCGTCCACCTTGTCCTGAATGATGGCGATGATGATGTCGGTGAGTTGTGTTGTAAGATTATCCATCGTTTGATTCCTTAGTTGAGTTGTGT